TAATTGGCTCGTTTCATTAATTTGCATCTTTACTAATTATGCCGTACTTTTGCAGTATAAAAATCAATTCCTTAAAAGCAATGCCTCTAAAAACACCCCATAAAAAGCAGGGTTACCAGCGTAACCAACTCCTCCGCTACAAAGCCGTAATGGACGAGTTCAACCGCCACGACTATCGCTATATGCCTATCTCGGTAATATGGCGTGAGTTTATATACCCCAAGTTCTTTATATCACGAGGCACACTCTACAAAATTCTAAGTATAGATGTAGATACCGAGCTACAAGCCTATGCCTAGACCGCTACACAGTCTGCGTCTTAGATATTCTGCATTTCACAACTGTAATACACTTCATACTCTTGAAGCCCATCATCGCGAAGGGTTCTGTTCTGCGAAGTCCTAATAAGTGGCGAAACATTAGGCAGTAATGATACCCCGTGTAGTTGCTGATGTATTTTCTCAATAATACCCCATATTGCCCACACCTCTTCTTTTTGTCTCCTTGGGGCTTGCATACTACTATTGGTAAGCCTCATATTAGCCACTGTAATTTTTATTTGTACAGTTCCTATCTGTCGTTGTAGAGGTTTTTTAGTAATATCTTTACCTAAGTTAGTGAATTGCACCTGTTGCACATCAATCAGCGCACAAGGGTATTGCACAGGCATATTAGGACTGTAATAGTCTAACTGTCCCCAGTTCTCATCTATATGTTTAAGTTCTGCAATCTCGCTTACTTTCTGCTGTATTTTCTCTAATAATGTTTTCACTGGTGTATGCTATTTAGTAGTTCTTTCATATTAAAATTTACAATATCATTTACCATTCTTTTTACTTCAGTATGGTCGCCAATAAATTGTCGCTTGGGTATTTTTAGCTTGTCACCTACCTTTTTTAAGGCAAGGGCTTTCCAGTGCTCTGCTTCTACCGAAAAAGCCTTTTGTGTAGCCCCTTTGCGCCCTTTAGCTGTCCCAATAGCTTTGTAATACATTGCCCAAAAATAACGCTTCATTTTGGCTGTTATTTCCACCTCACCGCCATTGTTTTGAATATCAGCATAAGGCACCGAACTTGTCCAGCGTATAGTAGTACCTTCAATGTTGCTACGAATAGACCGCCTTAGTGTACCTGTACGCATCATCAGTGAGCCACGCCTATTGGGTATAAGGGTATTAGCCCACTTATCATCAAAGAAGGCTTTGCGCTCAAAATTGCGGTCAAACGCTTCTGTGAGCTTCACTTTTGTATCCGTTAGGATGTGATTTAAAAAGTCTTTAAACTCCATTTAAAAAAAGTTTATGTTTATTTGCTTGTTATTTTGTTTTTATTTTGTACTTTTGTTGCCTAAAATACATTTTACTATGGACTTACTAAACAAATATCTCAGCAAACGTGATTACTCAGGAAGTGAGGAGGATATTTACGCCCAAGATATAGAAACCTTCTATAACTTCTCTCTACTTCATAATGAGGAAGGTCGCTTTTTAGCTCTTTTAAAAAAAGCCGATAAAGAACAAAAAAGAATTACTTATGCTACAAAACAAGATGTTTTGTGTAGTGATATTTTTGTTCACCAGCTTACTCTGGTATAAAACTTCTTATCATTTGTATAGTATCTTGATATAAATCAGGCATAACCTCCCTAAAAACTTCATTACCTGCAAAGGTATTTTCAAAAGCGTGAGCAATAAACTCAGCTTCCTTCATTCCATCTATACTAAAATATCTTCTTGAGTGTCCTGAACCAAAATTACTATTTAAGGACATAAGTGTATCACTACAAGCCCCTATTTGTTCCATTAAATTATGGTTATTCTCTCTCTGAGCTTCTCTCATTTTTTCATTGAGATTTCTCTGAATTTCTAAGTATCCTTTATTTCTATCTTCAGCAAAGATATTACGATGTTTATCCATCACATTTTTTACTCTACTGTCTTGTCTCATTCCTATATGAGTATCAATAGCGTGTCCAAATTCGTGATAAACTACCGCTTCTGCATACCAGTTGCTTTCTCGTCTTCTACTATCAATGGGTATTTTCACAAAATTACTTGTTGGTGAATAATAGGCTCCACTCATAACTCTATATCCTATAGGCTCTCTAAAATACAAAGGTGTTTCTCTTGTTAAGCCCTCGAAAATACTCCTATTAACTGTTATATTTAACTGACTTTCATAAGTAGGAATATTAGTAGGTGTATATTCGGGTTCTTGCCTTTGTTGCATATTGTTTAACACCTGCTGTGCCTGCCCAGCTCCCACTACTTGTGTATAGGTATTAGTGGGTGGAAATACCTTCTTTTCCTGCCCTGGGTTAAAGCGAAACATCTCCAATTTATTCTTACCGCTCTTTCCTATCTGGGTAGTGGCTTCCTCACCTGCCTTTTTGGCAGTTTCGGGGTTGCTTTTGGTGTTTTCACGTGCCAAGACTTCCACAGCGGTACAGCGACAACGCCAACCATTAGGCGGGTAGTACTCTGTCCAAAAGGCATCATCTTTAGGCAAACATATTCCTGCTAAAGCGGCGTGGCTTTGCCTTACCCGCTCATCGCCTGCCGTGCGATATTCGAGCCAATACCTGCTTGTATCCTCTTGGAGGTTTGCCCAGTTAGCCGCACTTTGCGCGCTCTGTACAGCGAATTGGTACTCGGCTTCTAAGTAGTTACGGTTGTAGGTGTTATTCAGCTTTAGTATCTCCTGCTCAAACTGATAATAGGGGCGTACATTGCCCTGCTCGTCTTTTAGTTTGCTCCGTGCCTCAGTGAGTTGCGTATGGGTTTTGAGCCCCGAAAAGATAAATACATCTTTCTCTAAATAGGCTCTCATTTCCTCCGGTACTTCGTGAGGGATAGCGGTGTTAAACACTTCAGCAGTGGCGGTAATAAGGTCGCGGTAGGCTTTGTATTTTGTTAAATCTTCGGGTTTGTAGGTGCCTTTTTTATGCAAATAGTCAAATGCGCGATGAGCTACTTTGGTAATTCTCTCCCCTTGCGACATACTCGGCTGTGCCAGCTCGCCGACTACTCCCAAGGAGAGGGTAGCCACGCCCGACAATCTTGCCTCTTGGCACGCCTCACAATCGCAGGGCGCGTATTGTAGGCTTAGACTTTGGTGCATAGCCCCGAAATAGCGGTGAGCCACCGCGGGCATAATTTCGGGGTTTAGTCGAAAAAAGCCGATAGCATCGGCAGGCTGTTTTGTGATAGTTGCAAATTGCCAGCAGGGGCTTTTTGTCCTGTTACTTCAATACCGAACTTTTCTTTGAGCCACTCATCGGATACTTCTTTATAAGGCAGTATTTCCTTAGTGCGTGTCCACAGTTCGCCCAAGTCTTCCACTTGGTCATATACGAGCGACAAACCCTCTTCGGGGAGTACCCCAATGGCGTACAGAGCAGGTAGTACTTTATCGTTCATATACTGCTCTACCATTGTTTGGTCGGCATCCACAAGGGCTTGTAGCATATCTTGTGAGCTTACTTCTTTGCCTTTGCTGCCGTACTTTGTATCTTGCCCGATGATAGCCCCCGAAATGAGTAGCGAAATATTATCACGGCACAGTTTTATGAGTCCGTTATACACTTCACCTGTAGCGGGTACCCCATTGGTTGCCCACTCGAATTGCTCGGTTTCGTCAATGATAAACCACGCGGCAGCCCCCATATCGGTCATCATTTTTTCGGCACGTGCAAGGGCTTGGCGGTCGCGGGTATTTGTCTTCATTACGCGGGGAGGTATGCCATATATCTCGCACAACTCCGACCAGCAGCTTTGCGCAAAGCGACTGAACAAAATATGCGGTATTGCCTGATTGATAAGCCCTAAGTCGCCCGCCTTGCCAAAATCTAACAACCACGTGCCGTACTCGGAGGCGTTCATATAGTCTAAGCCCTTATCATCAGTATAATCTTTTAGGATAATACCCTTTTGAGGTATTACATTTTGGCGAGGCACTAAAGTTACTTCTACATCCGAAAAAGGCACCTCATTACTGCCCGCAGGTGCTACCTGCCGATTGAGCTCTATAAGGGTATAGCCAAAGTACTCGCTGTCTAAAATGTGGCTTATAATCTCATTAAACCAAACAGACTTTTGCAGTTGTCGTGTTAGCTCCTCGTGTGTCTCACCATTAGCCTTCTGTATGCTGAAGTTAGCCGAAATCGTTTTCAGCTTTCGGTTCTTTATTTGTGAAGTGGTATGCGCATCAAGCATCATATCACGCACGAGATTATAGTAAGGGAACGTTTTTGGGTTCTCTACGTTCTCTGCCATTGCCATTGCATTTTTCCACGTAAGTACATCGGCACGGGTACGAGCCATTGCTTTGGGAACGATATTGCGGGTAGGTTGCAGGCTGTTATTGCCCGCTTTCTTAGGTCTCTTATAGTTTTTATAGGGTTTCATTACTTGTATTTTCCTTTAACGTTAATACCTTTCTCGGTGATTTGTAGTACTTCGGCACTAAAGCCATCCGCTTCTAATTGTATGCGTATATGCCTATCAAGAGCGCGGGTAATACTGCCATTCTGTGCCTGCTGAATATTACAACCCGTAATAGGCGACTCCTTCCACTCTCCTTGCTTGGAGAGCAGTAGCATTTCCACGTGCTGGGCAGTACTTTCATTAGTGACAAAGTCGCCCCCTGTAATCTCTAAATCATATTGGGTTGTTACGGTTATATCTTTCATATCCTAATGGTTAAACTTTAAGCGTGAGCCAAAAAGGAAAGGTGTAGTTTGCTTTTCTGTTTCCTCTGTACGAGGCACAATAGGTAGTGAACTTATATTCACCTCACCCTTAGCGAGCCTTTTAAGGTACTCTATCGCCCTGTCGTAGCGTTCTTTGGCGTGCTCATAAATAATATCAGCATTGCACAAATCAACGATATACCACTTCGCTACCGATAGACAAAGGCTCACTACAAGAGCGTTGCGCTCTTCCCCTCGTTTGGCAAAGATAGCCTCTGCATCGTATCGAGGGCGACCGTCCAAATACTCTTTTTTATCATTGGTGTAGAAGTACGATTTTACCTCCTGCTCGGCAGTATCTAACGCCTGCATTACTATAGTATCGTCCCCTTCGGTTATCTGCTCCACTTGGTAGGAGTAGATGTTATTCTTTAAATCTTCTTTAACTAAAAACATATCAATAATGGTTATTAACTCTCGCCCCAAAGGCGTATTGGTTGCTACTTTGCCTGTTACGACCTATGAGCCATTTAAAAGCACCGTGCACAGCATCGGGTCCATCATCGTGAGCACCCGAACCTTTTTCAAAGGCTAAAAACTGGTCAATAAGCACCTGCATATCTGCGTTTTTCTGTTCGCTATTGAACCACACATTCTTGCGCTCAAAATAGCCTGCAAGGCTTTCTATACGGTCAAACTTATCTGCCTTGCTGCGTTTGTCGGCTACTATTGGGATATAGTACCCCCGCTTGTCGCCCTCTTGGTCAAAGTCGGAGACAAACTCGTCCATAGCAAAAAGCCCCTCAATCATATAACGGATATTGTAGCGGTCTAACCGATACTTCTCATATTGGTTATACAACCATTTAGCACAATGCGCACGGCTTTTCTGCTGCATATAGCACAACAGTATATGAAACTCCTTGCCTATATTACCCACTAATATTAGGGCTTTATAGTCGGCGTTTTCCTTGTATGACAAGTCTCCATAAAAGCATAGGTTATCATACTTAGAAAGTGGCAATGCCTTTTTATACTGAATATCCTCGTACTTAAATATAGCCCCATCCTCAATATGTGTGTGCATATACTCCCGCATAAACGAGCGGTAGGGCATACTCTTAAACTTATTACGCCAGTACTCCGCCGAAGTCTTCTCAGGCCATTCAGGAGTAAAGTCCTGCAAGTTTTTCACCGCACACACCGTAAGTATTTTAAACTCCGTTTGCGGGCTATTCTCATAACTACCCTCCTCTTTAGGAGTGTTAATCACCTCATTGAAGTACGTTTTAAGGCGGTTTGTGATTGAGTTTTTGTGGAAGTTGTTATTAGCAAACACAAAGCGTTCAGTAGCGTTGTCCTCACTGTCAAAACACCCCCATACATCTTCCGTAATATAGTCTACACTTTCCCGCATAATACGGTCATTGTGGATAGACTTCTTGCTGTCCACATCATCTACCACTATATAGTCAGGGCGTTCTGCTTGCTCTCGTGCCCCTCGCGGGTTCTGCCCAAAACCAAGCGACATAAATCGCACTCCGTCATTAGTAACAAACGAACCATCCGACCAATCACCCACCGATGCCCGCTTGCCGTAATCATTCTGCAAACGGTTATTGTGTTCCAGCTGTGCCTGTATGCCCGACAGCAGTTTCTTAGCCTTGGGTTCCGTCTCACCCACCAAAAGCATAAATCGTAAATCACCCTTAGCAAAGTACAAGTATAGTGGTATCCCCATATCTATATGCACCGACTTCCCCGCCGAGCGGTACATCTCGGCAAGCAAGCGCAGTCGCTTATTATCTACTATCAGCTTAGCCAACTTAGCGTGAAACCACGCACACTTCTGTTTGGCATAGTTAGGAAAATAGTACTCAAACCAGCGCACATAATCCCCCTCCAAGTTCTTAATACGAGCCGCTTTCTCTTTAGCTGTTTCGTGTATATTTACCGAAGTAGCCTTAGCAATCAGCAGGCAATGTTTGTCGTAATCGGCTAAGAGTTTAGCGTATATTTTATCGTTCTTGCTCATTTTTTACTTTTAGTTGTAAGAATTGTTTGTGATACTTGGTACATTGAGCGGCAAAACCCGCGTCCTGTTGTGATATAAACATATCCAGTTCCTTTAGCACTTTATATACGGTAGTAGGGTCTGCCTGCGTTTCACACCTATCTAAGGCAGCCATTAACTTACCCACATCCGAAGCCGAGAAAGTAGGCTCTTGTCCATTCATTACCCTAATAGTCTCAGCTTGTAACTTCTGTTTGATAATAGTAGGCGAAGCGTGGAAGTTCAAACGCTTGTCCTCCCAATCGTACTTCTTTACCCATTCGACAATAGTAGCAGGGCGTACTCCGTAGAGCTCCGCTACTTCTGCTTGGGTAACTTCAATATTTTCAATATAATATTGTTCTGCCTTAATACGTGTTTGTTCTTTATTTCTTGCCATTTTTTGTGGCAAAATTCCTACAATTATGGCACTTATAAAACAAGTTGTTCAGTCATTGAACAACTTTGTCCAACCCTTGAACAGTTTTGTTCAACCCTTAAACAACTATTTGCACACTCGACAGAAGCTCACGAATTTTGCCCCGAAAATGATTAACAAAAAAAATGAAAGCCTATGCCTAAATTTATATTGAATGATGAAGCAGTGGTCAATTCTTACGGCTTTAGAATCCTAACTGCAGGAATTGATCTAACACGCTTCAAACTCAACCCTGTAATGCTTGATGGGCACATTCAGAGCAATCAGAATGTTATAGGAAGTTGGAAAGACATCACCCTTGAAGGGGGTAAATTGCTCGCTGAACCTATATTTGATATGGAGGACGACAATGCTAAACTCATAGCAGGAAAGGTAGAAAGAGGTATTATCAAGGGGGCAAGTATGGGAATAATGTTTTCTAAGAAAGATTTAGCTAATGAAAACGGAGAAATGGTGCTTAAAAACTGTTCCCTTTTTGAAGTATCTATAGTAGCTGTACCCAGCAATGCCAACGCTTTGCGATTGCAAATGGATGGAAAAGAACTTACAGAGAACGACATTAAAGAGCTACGCCTATCATTGACGGATAAAACAATTAACACAGATAACAATATGAAGATACAACTTACACAATTAGCCTTAGTAGCCTTGGGTATGAGTGCCAACACCAAGGAGCTATCTGCAGATGAAATAGAGTCTGCTATCTTGGCACTTTCTAAATCACGAGACGAACTGCAAGAAAAACTCACCCTTTCAGAAGAGCAGCTTAATGCTTTTGTAAATAAAGAAAAAGCACAAAAAGCAGCCCTTACTGTCCAAATGCTTGACGAGGCAGTAAAAAGCGGTAAAATCACCGCTGATAAACGACAAACATTTGCTGATTTAGCGGCTAAAGATTTTGAGTTGGCAAAAGCTACTTTGGAGGCTTTGCCTGCTAAAAAGAGCTTTGGTATAGGTGTTACCACACCCGCAGGAACCACTGGAGTAACTACTATGGACGATTTTCAAAAACTCTCCTTAGATGAGAAGTTGGCTTTCAAAAACAGCAACCCTGAAGCCTACCAAAAATTGGTTGCTTCTATTTAACTCTGTAGCACAGTAAACGTTTAAATAATATTTAAAAACCTTTTAAAAAAAATAACTATGGCAATGAATTTTCCAGAAATATGGGAGGCACGTGTACGACAAACCCTTTCACAAGGAGCCGATGCCGACTTCTTAGACGGCGTGCAAGAACTCGATGGCGATGTAACCCAAATGGGTGAACACAACGTAATTCACATCCCTACTACTGAGTTCAAACCCGATGTACTTATTAATAACAGTACATACCCCCTCGCTATCCAAGACTACACTGACAACGAAGTAGTGGTAAAATTGGACAAGTATCAAACAAAACCTACAAAGGTTACAGACGACCAAACTATCGGGGCGAGCTACAACAAAATTGATGCGGTTACCCGTAGCCACACCAATGAAATTAGCGTTACGAAGTTCAAGAAAGCACTACACGCTATCGCTCCCGACCAAAACACCGCAGCTACTCCAGTCCTCACTATTGCGGGTACTGAATGTACCTATAACGACATTGTAGCCCTCAAAGCAAAATGCGATAAAGCAGGATGGCCTCTCAAAGGTCGCCGCCTTGTCTTGTGCTATGACCACTACAACGCCCTTCTTAAAGATAGAGAACGTTTTGGTGACCAGCTTATCAACTATCGCAACGGACAAACAGCCCCCGTAATTGCAGGCTTTGAAATCAAAACCTACGAACAGCACCCTCACTACAATGCCACAGGACAAAAAATAGCTTTCGACCAAGTGCCTACAAGTACCGATAAACCCGCTTCAGTAGCCTTTGTCGTAGACGCTGTACGTAAAAAAACAGGACTTACTAAGCAGTACTACTCAGAGGCTAAGCAAGATACCCAAAACCAAGCAAACCTCTTGGCGTATCGCCACTACTTCATTGCTTTGCCTTTGGAGAAAAAGTACATCGCTGCACTGAAATAATGTTTAACCCAAAAAGGAGGGGAAGCCTCAGAAAAGCCCCAAAGTAACTCAATTAAAACGCTTTTTCTGTAACCTTCCCCCCCTTACTAATAACAGAAAATCTATGGATACCATATTCAATGATAACCCCAATTTAGATGTAGCCTACAAAACCTCTGACGGCAAATACTTCTACACCGAAAACGGCGCGCAAAACCACGCCCTCACCCTCAAAAATAAAGAGGTAAAAAAAGTAGTACGTACAGAAGAAGCAACAGAAACAGAGGAAGTAAAAAATGAAGTAGTTACTCAAACAGAGAAGCCTTCAGAAAACCCAGAGTCCTCAGAAAACTCTGATAGTTCAGAAAACCCAGAGTCCTCAGAAAACTCTGATAGTTCAGAAAACCGAGAGCCCTCAGAAAACTCTGATAGTTCAGAAAACTTAGACCCCTCTGAAGAGCAAGACAAACCACTTTTTGAACTCAAACCTAACAAACAAAACAAACGCTAAACAATGAACGGAGTAAAATTCATAAGAAAAAACGGTGGCTTAGGGCGTGAGCTTGCAGGTGAAGACCATATCTCTGGGCTCATCGTCTATGGCGAAACAGCCGTTGCCCCTACCTTATTGCTTTCAGTAGAGGAATTAGCAGGCAAAGGGATTACCCACACAGCAAACCCCGTATTGCACTATCATATATCCGAGTTCTTTCGTATCAACGAAGGGGCAAAGCTATACGTGCAATCAGTAGCAAGTGCTGATGGTAATTATACCGAAGTAAAAACCCTGCAAGCATTCGCCCAGGGAAAACTCCGACAAATTGCCATTTGCGACTTCAAAACCGAACTTTCGGGCTTAGACAACGCCCTTAGCAAGCTGAACGCTATCGGCAAGGAGTTAGCTAAACGTATCACCCCTGCAAGCCTTTTGTATAGCTTTAAACTCAAAGCCGAAGATATTGCTAACCTCCCCGATTTGCACACCAAAAGTTCCGAACTCGTGAGCGTGGTCATAGGGCAAGACGGAGCAGGGCGAGGGGCTTATATCGCACAAACTACCCCCGCTGTCGGTTGTATAGGGGCTACACTTGGAGCTCTTTCAAAAGCCAGTGTACACGAGAGTATTGCGTGGGTAGAGAAACAGAACTTAGTGAGCACAGCCTACGACAAAGCCCTTACAGGCGACACATTGCAAGCCCTTGAGTTAGATGTCCCCGCTTTAGCCGACGGTACCAAGCTTGGCAGTCTAACCCCTGCACAAGTAGAAGCCTTGCACGGCAAAGGGTATATTTTCCTTACCCAATATGCAGGCAACGCAGGCACCTACTTCAATGATAGTTTCACTGCAACCGCTGCTACCAGTGACTTTGCCTATATTGAGAATAACCGCACCATCGACAAGGCTATCCGTGAACTGAACCGTGTGCTGGTACCTAAGATTTCAGGACCCGCCTATATTGACCCTGACACGGGTAACCTGCAAACAGCCACTGTTTCGGCTATTAGTGCCCTTTGTGAGGAGCCTTTGGATGCAATGAAGCGCAATGGTGAACTCAGCGGATATAAGGTGTATATCAACCCACGCCAGCGCATTTTGCAAACCTCCAAATTGGAGGTAGTACTCAAAATAGTACCCGTAGGCACTATGCGTGAGATAGAAGTAGCTATTGGCTTTGCACTTAATGTATAGCAATTTAATAACCATTTAAAAGGACTTTAAAAATGTTAGAATTAGAACCCCTTATCAACGGAAGAGAATACGGATGGGCAGATATCATCTGCACTATCGGGGACGTACCCGTTACGGGTATTGTTGCCATAAAGTACGAAGAGGAGCAGGAGAAAGAGAACATATATGGTGCAGGTCGCCACCCAGTAAGTCGTGGGTATGGCAGAGTGAAGACTACAGCTTCTATCACTGTGCTTGCCTCAACGGCAATGGCACTGAAAGCTAAAGCTCCTAAAGGACAATTACACCGCATTGCGCCTTTCCCTATCACAGTGAACTATCAACCCGATAATCAGCCTTTGGTAACTCATATACTAAAGAATTGTGAGTTTCAAAAAACACCTTTTGAATGGAAGGAGGGCGATATGCACAAAGAAGTAGAATTACCTCTCATTGTAAGTCACGTAGTGGATAAAAGCATTTAGTGGGTAGCACCCACAAGCAAGTATTAAAAAGAAGTAAAAATGGAAGATAAATACACATTTGTAGAAGACAACCCTTACGCTTTTGGTGAAAAGCCTGCAACTATTTGTGGGCTTACGCCAGAAGAGATACAAAACCTTAAAGAGGAACACGGCGAGCTCGTTTTAGTAGAAGTGTCAGCCGAAGGTGTTACACACCAAGTGATATTCAAAGAGCCTACTTTTAAGCACTTAGAAGCTATTACCAAAATTTCCAAAACAGATGAAGTAAAAGCTGCACAAGCTGCATACGTGAATTACGTAGTAAAAGCCGATGAAGCCATTGAAAAGCGTGATTTACTCAAGCTCAAAGCTGTAGAAGCCCTAATGGTGAGGGTGCAAAACACCAAGGCAACCGCAAAAAACTTATAGGCTCACTACAATGTGAGCCCAGTGAGAAAGAAGAGTGGAAAGCTGAGGCACTGATTCGTGCTAACTTTGGGGTAGACCCCGAAAGTCTGCAAGCCAGTCAGTGGTGTAAGCTCTATGCCCAAGCAATGTGGTTAGAGCATTGGCGTATGCAAAACCAAGCCGAATTATTTAAGGTTCTTATGGGTGGGTAGGTCAAACCATCCATTGGTGAGGAAGTTTAATACTATCAACACCACGAGAGTGAGCAAGCTATAGCCTGCTGTAGTACCTCCGAAGTCAAATAACCATTGGCAGAGAAACCCTATAAGGGTTAAGAAGATAGTTGCAATACATATTATCCAGTAGAATGCTTTCATAGTATAAAATGTTTAACACGGCAAAGATACAAATTTAAAATGAATAATACGTTTAATTACGGTATAAATTTCAATGTTGCAGGCGATAGCCAAGTCTCTGCGGTGTTTCTCGCTTTGTTCAGAAATATGGATGTTTTGCAGGCAGAGATCACCCAAATCAATCAAACCCTCAACACCTTTTCTGAAAATACTACACGAGCCATTGAGGGGGTATCGCAAAGTATTCAAGAGAGTGCGAACCTTTCAAAAGTGAATTTTGCTGCTATGCTGGACTTTGCCGATAGGGCAGCTGCTTCTCTTGGTAATCTTTCTGCCCCTGGTATCTCCCTTGAAAAGAACCTCGCTGAACTTTCGGCAATCACAGGCGTTACAGGTGAGGGACTGAAAGCCATAGAACAAGCGGCGCGTGATACCGCTAAAACCTTTGGTACTTCAGCAGTAGATAATGTGGAAGCCTATAAGATGATGCTTTCACAGCTTAGCCCCGATATTGCTAAGAACAGCGAGGCAATGAAGCTGATGGGCGAGAACGTGAATATCCTCTCCAAGCAAATGGGAGGCGATACCATAGCAGCTACTGATGTACTCAACACCTCGCTGAACCAATTTGGGGTGAGTATGGAAGACCCTATCAAGGCGGCAAAGATAATGACCGAGATGATGAATGTAATGTCGGCAGCTGCCCAGAATGGCTCGGCTGAACTCCCACAAATCAAGCAGGCATTAGAGCAGGTGGGTATGGTGGCTAAAACCACAGGACTCTCATTTGCTGAAACCAACGCCTATATTCAGCTATTAGACCAAGCGGGTAAGAAAGGTAGTGAGGGAGGGGTAGCCTTGCGCAACGTACTGACAACCCTTTCGGAAGGTCGCTTTACCTCTAAACTCGCTGCCGACGGACTCAAAGCAGCGGGCATTAGCACCGACTATTTAGCCGATAGCAGCATACCCCTACACGAACGCCTAAAGGCTTTACGCAAGATACAAGGCGACACCGCCCTAATGACCAAAGTATTTGGTAAAGAGAATATGGCTGCCGCCATTGCCCTTATCAATACGGCAGACGAAGCTGAAGCAATGAGCAAAAGTATTCAGGGTACCAACTCGGCAGTAGAGCAGGCAGCAGTAATTATGGAAACAGCTGCCGAAAAGAACGCACGGCTTACCGCTCAAGTAGAGGATTTTAAGATTTCTATTTTCAACGCAACTAATGGGGTTTTTGGTTATGCCAGTGTAATAGGCAATATGATAAAAGAAGTAACCGATTTAGCTCCTTTAGTAAAAGGTGTAGGCACAGCATTTAGCTACCTTACGGATGCCCAAAAACGTGCAGCTCTATGGACTTCTATCTGTACTGGAGTAACCAAGGCTTTCAGTGTAGCACAGGGCATACTGAATGCTGTAATGAATATGAACCCTATATTTCTAATTATTACGGGCGTTGCCTTACTTATCGGTTACATTGCTACAGCAATTACTTACTTTGACAGTTTTGGGAGTACAATGCTACTTCTATTAGGTCCTATAGGAATGATCATCAGTGCTTTTATGATGATTAAGCGACATTGGGATAGCATCGTCGAAGCTTTTAAATCTGAGGGTATTTTAGCAGGTTTTAAACGTATAGGCTTAGTACTATTAGATGTAATAATGGCACCACTACAAAAGATATTAGGCTGGGTTGCCGAGCTCACTGGTTGGGAGTGGGCAGCAAATGCTTCAGGAAGCGTGGAGGAGTTTCGCAAGAATATGGACTTAGTCTCTGATGAGGAGAAAGCTAACACCAAAAAAGAAGACGATAAACCTCAAGAAGTAACGGTAGTAGAAAACAAGGACAGCTTTGACCTTACCAAAAACAAACCTACTGTGCCTACCGTTGGGGGCGTGGCAGCTACCAAAACAATGAATAGCACGGGGGTAGGAGGCGACAAAGGAAAAAGTGAAAACAAAGTGCGTAACCTTACCATTGGCAAAATGATGGATAACTTTAATGTGTATATGAATAGCGAGAAGGGTATAGATAAGCAGCAGCTATTGCAAGCTGTTACTGAAATTCTCCGCACAGCTGCCGTAGATTTTGCCTCCTCAAATGATTGACGAATATGATACACTTTAACTTTCAACCCCAACCCGAAACCATAGCTAAAACGGTAGCCTTAAACTTGGCTTTTCGCTTTGGTATGCAAGCGGGCAAGCCTTTAGAGGTTAAGAAGTTTGACGGCGAGTTTGTCGCAACAAGCGACTTAGAAAACCGCCCTTGGCTGACCTCCTTGCGTATGAGTACCCACCACGAGGGCGAGCGTTATAGCTTATTGTTCCCCGAAGTGATTATCTCAATAACCCAACAGCGCAATATTGTTACTACTCCCCTGCAAGGGCGTGACGGCACGATTAAGGAGTATATCAGCAATGGTGATTACGGCATTACCCTCGACCTCGCTATTACCGATTATGAAGGCGAACCTGGGGAGCAAGCTGACGAGGCGTTTTTATTGCCAAAGCAGGACTACCCGCTAAGTCAGTTAGAAACCTTGCGCAAACTACTCACTACTCCCGAAGTGGTGGAAGTAGAAAGCGACTTTCTCTATGCGTTCGGTATCAAGTCGGCAGTGGTTACTTCCTTCTCCTTGCAGCAGGAAACCCACAGCAATCGCCAAAGCGTGCAAGTACAAATGCTATCCGATGAGCCCTATGAAATAAAGCAAATACAGCAAGACGAGTATGTTAAGATTAGTAAGTAGAATAACGATAGAGGGCGAGCAAAGGTGGGTATTTACGGCTCTTTCTGAATGTAATATCGTAGAAGATATGGGTAGCCTTACCGACACCTGTGAACTTAAGTTACCTCGTAATATCAAATGGCAAGGCTATGTAAGTGAAAAAGGTACACCCCCAATCAAGCGTGGCGACCGCATAACAGTAGAACTCGGTTATGATGATGATTTAAAAGTACGTTTTGCGGGTTATATCCGTTCGGTAGATGCCAAAGTGCCTATCACCATAAAATGTGAAGACGGTATGTTCCTGCTCAAAATGTTAAAAGCCGAGCCTAAAGCCTTTAAGAACGCTACCCTCAAAGAGATAGTGGAACATCTGCTCAAGGATACAAATATTAGCTACAAACTCATTGATGACAATATACAAGTAGGTAGCTGGCGTATCACCCAGCCCAACGTATCGCAAGAGTTGCAGGAGTTAAAAGACAAGGTAATGCTTAGTAGTTACTTTAGGTTTATTGACGGCAAATCGGTGTTGTATATCGGCTTAGCCTACCCTATAGATAACCGAGAAAAACACCTTTTTAGGCACGGGAAAAACATCATCAGTGAGGACTTTACTTACCGTGATAAAGACGATATAAGGGTACGCGTAGAGGCACAGAGCTTCAACGCTAAGCATAAGAAAATCACCTACGAGTACGGCGATAAAGACGGTGAAGTAATAAAACTCCGCATAGACGGACTAACAGAGGAGGAGCTAAAGAAGTACGCAATGCAGGCTTTGGAACGCTACAAGCAAAGTGGTTTTAAGGGCTCGTTTGAAACCTTTGGTGTACCCGAAGTAAGCAAGTGCGATATGGTAGAAATACACGCCTCCGATGGCAATAGTGGTACTTATTTAGTAAAAAAAAAATGAGATTAGTTTTGGTACCAATGGCTACCGACAAAAGATTGAATTAGGGAATGCATTATGATAAAAGAACTGATACAGCAATTAGCCAATACGAGGCAGGAACTATACGCCAAGGTGTGCGAGGTAACCTCTGTAGATGAGGAGGCTAAAACCGCCGATGTAAGTCCCTTAGACGGTAGTTCACCTATTAACGATGTGTATTTAGTAGTAGATTTCGAGCACGGAGGCCTCTACTTTCAACCCAAAGTAGGTTCGCTGGTATGTGTGTCTTTTATCAACAAAGAAACGGCAATAGTAGTAGGAACCTCCGAGCTGGAGAAAGTAGAATGCATATTGGGGGGGGTTACCCTAAAGATAGAAGATGGCAAACTGCAACTCAAAAATGAGCAAGCCGATTTTAAAACCCTTTTAAATGACCTTTTAACCGAGCTTAAAAACGCTATCATTCAAACCCCCGCAGGACCTGGTAACTTTGCCCCGAATAATACAGCGAAGTTTGAAGAGATTAACAACAAAATAAACGCACTATGGCACTAAACAAACAAGCCCTTCAACAAGGCATTATCGCCCTCCAACAAGATATGCAACGCAAAACCGAACCGAGTATAGAAGAGTACGCCGAACGCTTAACCTCACTTATTAACGATTTTGTTAAGAGTGGCGAGGTAACCGTAGCCGCAGGCATACCAGTAAGCACGGCAGGTACAGCCACCGCCCAAAGCGGAGCAACAACAAGTGAAGGAAAAGGAAAAATAACTTAAAAAAACACATCACAATGGAATGGATAACAGAAGTACTTAAAGAGCATTTTGGTTCGTTTATCGGTATGATATTATCGGGCTTAGCAGGTTGGTTCTTTGGTCGCCCTAAGCAACAAATGGAGCTACAAACCTCCGAACTTGACAATGTAGACAAAGCTGTGAAGATATACCGAGAGATGATAGAAGACTTAGGCACCAAGTACGCCAATGCTATTGAGGAACTCAAACACGCTAACCAACGAATTAAGGACTTAGAAGCCTCAGTAGAGGAACTTCTCACTGAATTAAAGAAGTACAAGCAGTTAAATGGTAAAGCAAAATGACAATCACCGCCCTACATAATCAAAGCCTCCTTGACCTCGCCCTGCAACACACAGGCACGATAGAAAGTGTCTTTGAATTGGCTAAAGATAACGCCCTTAACATCACCGATGAGGTAGTGGCAGGCAATACCTTAGTACTACCCGCAGAAGCTTTCACTAACAAAGATATATTAGCCTACTACACCGCCAAGAACTTGCAACCAGCAACCGCATTTTCTAAGGAAGACGAACAAGTTGCTAAACGCCTTGAGGGTATCAGTATATGGGCAATAAATTTAGATTTTATAGTAAGTAAAGAATAAAAACCTTATGAACAACCTACAATTATACAACGCCGATAACTTAGAGGTAATGGCAACCCTCGCCGATGAGAGTATTGATGTAATTTGCATCGACCCTCCGTACTTGTATCTCAAAAACCAAAAGCTGGAACGCCCTTTTGACGAACCCAAATTCTTTGCTGAATGCAAACGCCTCCTTACTAAAAAAGGCTTTATTGTGATGTTCGGGCGTGGCACATCATTCTATCGTTGGAATACCATATTAGACGACTTAGGCTTTGTGTTTAAAGAGGAAGTTATCTGGGATAAAGGAAGAAGAACAACCCCTGTTTCACCTGTAGGTAGGCGACATGAAACAGTTGTTATTTTTACTAAGAAAAAAGGAATTATCAATAAGATTAAAATACCTTATATTGAAAGAAAAAAGCACAATATAGACTCTTTGATTTCGGATATAAAAGCTATTAGCAATGCTATTAAAAATAAAGATAAACTAAGCAAAATACAACAGTTTTTAGAAGGAGACACCTCATTATTATATTTGAAAAGTTTTAAAAAACATAAATGGGAAACGGGAATAAAAGGAAATACATTGAGGAAAAATGATAATGTGTTGGCTCTTATAAAGTCTATTGTGGAAGGAACTACTGAAGAAAGTATGATGATTGTAAGTCGTGATGCACATTGTTACACCATTCACCCCACTCAAAAACCCGTTCGCCTCTTAGAACGCCTTTTAGCATTGGTTATTCCCAAAGACAAACCCCGCAATGAGATAGTAGTAGCCGACTTCTTTGCTGGCTCTATGAGTTGTATGGAAGCCGTGCACAATATGGGTATGCGTGGCATTGCTACCGAAATAGACGAAGAGTACTTCGAGAAAGGCAAACAGCGCATTGAGAGCTTACAACCCCTAATTATCAATCATTAACCTATGGCACGAAGCATTCAAGAGATACAAAACCTTATCCTGCAAGCAAAGGCACAAGAGCCTGCACTGGAAAGCCTCAACAGCACCTCCAAAGTAGCTATATGGCGCTTGTGGGTCTACATTATAGCGGTGGCTATATGGAGCTTGGAGAAACTTTTCGACCAGCATAGGGAGGATATAGACAAACGCCTTTCCGAACTCAAACCCCACACAGCACGTTGGTACAGAAGCAAAGCCCTTGCCTTCCAATACGGCTTTGATTTGTTACCCGACAGCGATACCTTCAATAACCAAGGGCATACAGAGGAAGCTATAGAAGCAAGTAAGATAGTCAAGTACTCGGCGGTGATTGAGAGCAAAAATGAAGGTAGGCTTATAGTCAAAATAGCGGGTGAACAGGGCGAGCAGTTGCAACCTATCACCGAACCCCAAAAGCAAGCCTTTGAAGCCTACTTGCAGGAAATAAAAGATGCGGGGGTGCGCCTCTCGGTAGTGAACTACCAACCCGATGTGCTGCACTTGCAAATGAAGATCGTCTATGACCCGCTTGTATTAGATAGCAACGGACAAAGTATCATTCACGCTACACACCCAGTAGAAGAGGCTATAAAAAGCTACTTAAAAAGGTTGCCATTTAACGGCGAATTGGTATTAGCACACCTTATTGATGCACTTCAACAAGCAGAGGGGGTTAAAATACCTCACTTAGTGTTAGCACAAAGTAAGAACATCACCAGCGGTGGAGACTACGGAGCTTTTGAAACGATAGAAATAAGCAAGATACCCACTGCGGGCTACTTTTCGATAGAGAACTTTAACGATATAACCTACGTTAGCAATGTATAACCTCAATATTGATAAGTTACTCATACTTCTTACCCCTACCTTTTTGCGCAAGCCAAAGTTGGTGGCGTGGTTGCGTATGTTGGCAACGCCCTTGCTCAAAGTGCTATACGAATTTCAGCGAGCTCGCCAAGCTGACTTATACAACTTGGCACACAACAGCCAAGTATGCTACCTGCGCAAGGCTCTCAATGATGAGTTTGATGACGAGCAGCGGCGTATCCGTATTGAGGACGGCAAGCAGAAACAAAGGTTGTATATCTACCCTCGCAGTGCCAACAAACCCCTATATCTAGGCAAACTCTTCCTCTACCAACGAGGCGACTATATCGACGGCGGAGTAGATTTTATAGTAGTCCTTCCCAAGGACTTAACATACGACAAATACAAGTTAGAAGCCTTAGTGAACTTCTACAAGCTCGCAGGCAAACGTTGGCAAATTAGCCAATTAGCAGATTAGTAAATTAGTATTATGAATACAATAAACACAGAACACAACGCAGGTTACCCCTTTGATGTGGCATTTCTTGCCTTTATGCAGGACAGCTACCGCCTTTTCAATAGCTTAGGGAGTATGGCAGGGAATAAGGCTATTATCTCAGGTTGCGAAGAGATAGGTAACACCATCACCCATGGCACTGTCTTTATCAACGGAGAACTTTTTCCCTTTGAAGGAGGTGCTAAAGGTGATACCGTTATCATCAAAGAGGAAACTAACGAAGTAACCTTTGATGACGGCTTCCTCCGTCCTTTAGAAACTATCCGTACAGCCGCTTTTGGTCGCTCTACTTCTGAGAAGACTTACAATTGGGAAGACTTTCAACGCATTACTAATCTACAAGATTTAGGCAAAAATAAAACAGATAACACCGAGACTAAAAAACTCCTTGAGCGCATTGAAAAACTCGAAAAACAAAAACAAGCAGTGCCTATAGGGCTCATTGCTCTATGGGGTAAGTCCGCCTCAGAAATACCCGCAGGCTGGCGTGAGTACGTGAACCTACGCGGTAAAATGCCTATAGGTCTCGACCCCGACTATGTGAAGACAAACGACGATGTACAAGACTATCGCCTCAACGCACTCAACCAAAGTGGCGGCGAACGCTCTCATAAACTGACAGTAGAGGAAATGCCTGCGCATAGTCACCAACAAGGAAGTGAAGCACTTCATAAATTATTTGGAGGCGGAAGTTATGTTGGTGAGCGACATTGGGGAGGCACTTCGGGTGTGGGAGCGTTTACAAAGCAAAACACCTCCACAGTAGGTGGCGACCAGCCCCACAACAATATGCCTCCTTACCGCGTGGTACAGTTTATCGAATATGTAGGCGTTTAACTAATAAGTAATAATTTAAAATTTGTAATAATATGACACCAAAAAAGACATTAAAAAAGTGGTTCTCTAACCTTATGAAACCCGCGCAAGAACATTTCGCCGCTTGGATCGACAGCTTTTGGCATAAGTCTGAAAAAATCCCAATGGACATCATCGAGGGACTTCCCCGTGCCATTGAGAATACCGTGTCGGCAAAGCAGCTGCTCAACCATTTAGAGGACACCAATGCCCACCGTGCTCTCTTCGATGAAAAGGTCGACAAAGAAGACGGCAAAGGCTTGTCGGCAAATGACTTCACCAACGAGCACAAGGATAAGTTAGAGAGCTTGCAGCCTACTGATGTATCGGGCTTGCTACCCAAAGGCGGCTATGATGGCACAGGGCAACAACTGAAAGAGGCTATTGATGGCTTGCAAACCAAAATGCAACAAGTAGAAACTACCTTAAGTGTAGACGACACTGCCTTTGATACCTTGCAGGAAATCGCTACCCAAGTGAAGAACAATAAGAACTTGGAAACCTTACTGACAGGTAAAGTAGATAATAAAGATACCCTTTGGTCAAGTCTCAAGAAAGCTATTTCATTTTTTAAGCTACCCAACAAAACTAATGAGGGAGTTCAAATTGATGGTGAAAGTGTAGAGATATCGGCAGAGAGTTTAGTTAACATTAGAAATAGAGGAAGTGTTAATATCACAGGGGCTCTTGGGCAGAGAGGGGAGGCACTTAATGTGAATGAGGAAACTGTAGATATCAACTCTGAAAACTACACTCTTAGAGCTATAAACTTACAACAAAGTTCTGAAGTTTATTCTCACTCAGGGAAGAAGATGAGTATTAATGCCGAAGAAGTAAGTATTAGGGCTAATAGGATATTAGTCAATGGTGAAGATTTGTCCTCTAAGTTAAACAGTTTAGGCGATTTCAACGCAGAAGAGATTAATAGAAAGATTGAGGCAATTGAAAATACATTGATGAATGCGGGCTATATAATTCAGCAACCTTAATGACTAAAAACTATGGAAATCAGAAAACACATCATCAAACTATTTGCACTCAGTTATATAGTGCCATTTGCAGGTAAAATAAGAAGTTTTACCCGCTCTGCCAACATCATATTACCCTTAATACTCATTGGAGGACTTATTGTTTGTGCAGAACTTTACAGCTGGCTATACATACTCTTGCCCTTGCTTGCAGTAGCTTGTTTCTTTGGCTTTGGGTACTTTTACTTTTGCCCGCTTACAGACAAAGACTTTCCCCTGCTTGACGATACCCAACGTTGGCAGTATGAAGCCTTTCAAAGGCGTGTAACTCCAGAGCCTAAAAGCTACAATGCCCAATGGGTATTATGGGTAAACCCTTTGGCAATAACCATAACCCTTACTATATTATTCACCTTAATACTCTAATAACCAAATGAAAAAAAGTACACGCAACATCCGCTACCTCGTAGTACACTGCTCCGCTACACCAGAGGGCAGAGACCACACCGTCAAAGATATCGACCTATGGCACAAACAAAGAGGTTTTAATGAGATAGGTTACAACTACATTGTACGCCTTGACGGTACTGTAGAACTCGGCAGAGATGTAAATAAGGTACCTGCTCACGTAGAAGGACACAATAAGGACAGCATTGGTATCTGTTATATTGGGGGGATAGATAAAAATACTCTCCAACCCAAAGACACCCGTACGCAAGCCCAAAAAGAAGCCTTAAAGAAGCTCCTAAAAGAGTTAAAGGCTTTGTACCCACAAGCCGATATTTTAGGACACCGAGACTTCCCAGGAGTAGCCAAAGCCTGCCCTTGTTTTAACGCCAAAGACGAATACAAAAACATTAGCAAATGAGAAAATTAACCCTATTATTATTGGCGTTCCTCGCATTAGTAGGTTGCCGCACTCGCAAGGTCACCTCTACCGAACAACGTCACGCCCAGAAAGAGCATTTTATCCATTACAAGGATAGTTCACAGCTTTTTGCCTATGAAGGTCGCAAAACAGACTTGTCCCACCAGTCCGACCAGTCCTTTGAACTCGAACTCGAAAGCCTCACCGATAGTGTAGGCAAACCACGTGAACTTATCTACACCCGCATTCGTGACGGCGATAATGAAGTTATAAGAGTACTCAACGGAAAGGTTAAGCTACGAGCTACAAGCACCCATTCTAAGAGCCTACAGCAGGCTGATAGTACTCTTACTATAAATAATAAAATAAGCCAAAAATCCGAAACCAAAAACATTTATACTGAGCATAAAAAGGAAGTGCAAAAAGAAGTCAGGACAATACCTTTTTCATTAATAATAGGTGCTTTATTACTTGGCATATTTGCTTTGTTATTATGGAAGCTGAAACGATTTCGGTGGAAGATTTAAACAGTTTTAAATTTCATTTAAACACTGCTAAAATAGGAGGACAAGCAGTGTAAAAAATGTCCTCCGCTTTTAAATAGTTTCTCACGCTAAATTTAAAACACGAACCCGAAAGCCCTACGGAGGACAATATGTCTTCTGTGGGTTTTCGGGTTATTCGTTTATTTAGCGTGAGATGCTGCAAAAGTACAACTATTTTTCAAACTACCAAAACTCCCACTCGTCTCACTTGTCCCACTCGTCTCACCGAACACTAACCGAAGATAAACCGAACGCTAACACTAAAAAAATGAAAAATCACACTACATCACCATTACCTTTTCAAGGGCAAAAGCGAAAATTTGTCAAACACTTCAAAGAAGCCCTAAAACACTTCCCTGCCAACGCCACCTACATCGACCTATTCGGCGGTTCAGGCTTGCTCTCCCACACCGTCAAAACCACTCATCCCAACGCCCGCGTAATATGGAACGATTACGACGACTTCGCTCACCGATTGGCACTCATACCCACCACTAACAAAATCATCGCTAAATTACGCCCAATCGTAGCAAATCACCCTAAAGGAACACGTATCAATGAAGTAAAACCCACTATTTTGGAAGTCCTCCGCCAATACCCGCCTGAAGCCTTAGATTATATTACCTTCTCTGCCAATCTCCTTTTCAGCGGCAAGTACGCCACCAGCTTGGAAACCCTTGCTAAAGAAGGTTTCTATGCTAAAATTTCTCAAACACCCTACAATGCTGATGGTTATCTTGCAGGAGTAGAACGCCGTCAAACCGACTATCGCAACCTCATCACCGAGTTTGAACATACCCCAAATACCGTCTTTATCCTTGATCCACCCTATCTTTCCACCGACATCAGTTCCTACAGCGGTGCTCAAGATTGGAAACTAAAAGACTACCTACATATCGTCAAAGCACTTAATACAATGTCTCAGTATGTCTATTTTGGTAGTAACAAAGGGCAACTCTTAGACCTTTTCGATTTTCTTGCCAACGAATATGACCTCCCCAGTCCGTTCAACGACACTACACGAGTAATCGTCAGTACGAGTGTCAATTACTCAAGTACCTACGAAGATTTAATGATTTTTAAATACTAAAGAAACAATGAAACCCATATCAAAAATCTGGCAACGCACGCCAATATCCTACTATGGAGGTAAGCAGACAATGCTGCCACATATCCTGCCTCTTATCCCCGAACACGCCATCTACACCGAAGCCTTTTTCGGTGGAGGTGCAGTTTTTTGGGCAAAACAACCTGTCAAAACCGAAATCATCAACGACTTTAATACCAATGTTTATACCTTCTACAAAGTCCTACAAACACGCTTTGCCGAACTCCAAACCCTCGTACAGCAGTCAGTTGTAAGCCGTGAAGCCTACAAAGCCGCATTGGTAATCTACCACGCTCCTTTTGCTTTTACCGAAGTACAACAAGCGTGGGCATTTTGGTACGCTACCAATTGCGGTTACTCTAACCAAGTTGGCAACTGCCGTATCACAACCAACAGCAAGAATGTGTCAGCCCTCAATAACAAAATTACCAACTTCACCGACATCTACTCATTGCGCTTGCAAGGCGTACAAATAGATAATAACGATGCCACCGAAGTCCTCACCCACCACGACACCCCCGACACCTTCCACTATGTAGATCCACCCTATGTAGGAGCCAAGCAAGGGCATTACGGAGGCTATGAGCAAGATCATTTTAACGAGTTATTAGCTACCCTTGCCACCCTCAAAGGCAAGGTCCTGCTAAGCTCCTACCACAATGAAGAGCTAACCAAATACGTACAACAATGTGGATGGTATCAAAAAGAAGTGTCAATGCATTTAGGCAGCAGCAATAGCACAGGAAAAAAGCGTATAGAAGTCCTTACAGCCAACTACCCTATATAATGTATAGGCACAAAAAAAACACGGATAGCTATACCGCATATCCGTGTTTTTTATTACCTTTGCCCCGTTCAGCCCCCGCTCAAAAAATGTACATTTCATTTTGTAAATTGGTACATTTCGTTTTGCGGATTATAAAAGGAGAATCTACAGCTTTTGATTATATTACTTCTTTAAATAGTGAAGAAGAACTCAATCAATATCTCACCAGAGTAGAGAATGCTTATAAAACAAAAAGCATATCACTTACTAAATACAAGAATTTACTCAAAAAAGCCTCTGAAATAGGCGATGGATTTATCAATAGAGACCTGAGAGATACTCAGTACATAGCCAAAAAAGCTAAAGAAATACTTTTCCAAGTAACTAAAAATGTGCTGTCTACCTCAGGAAGTATCACCGATAGATTGCGCGAAGACTGGGGCTTGGTAGATGTGATGAAAGAGCTAAATATGCCTAAATATCAGTCGTTAGGACTTACCGAAGTAGAAGAACGCAAAGATGGTAACAAAGTAACCGTGATTAAGAACTGGACAAAGCGTAACGACCACCGTCACCACGCAATGGATGCCCTTACGGTAGCTTTCACCAAACCTTCTTACATACAGTACCTCAATCATCTCAACGCTCGAAAAGACAAAAACAACAAAAATTATTTGGTTATTTTAGCTATTGAGGAAAAAGAAACAATTAAAGTTCCAACTAATAATGGTAAGAATAAGAGAGTTTTTATAGAGCCTATACCTAACTTTAGACAAGTAGCCAAAAAACATCTTGAAGAAATATTCATTTCGCACAAAGCAAAGAATAAAGTAGTTACCAAAAATGTAAATAAACCTGCTGGCACTGATAAACAACAAATTACACTCACGCCACGAGGTCAGCTACACAAAGAAACTATATATGGTAAATACCAATATTATGTCAATAAAGAAGAAAAAATAGGTGTAAAGTTTGATGAAAGAACTATCGCAAAAGTCTCTAATCCTCTTTATCGCGAAGCATTGCTAAAAAGATTGCAAGCTAATGACAACGACCCTAAAAAAGCCTTTACAGGGAAGAACGCACTATCTAAAAAACCTATTTATTTAGATGAAACAAAAACTAAAACTTTGCCAGAAAAAGTAAATCTCACCTACTTGGAAGAAGACTTTTCTATCCGCAAGGATATTTCTCCTGACAATTTCAAAGATTTGAAATCTATTGAAAAAGTAATTGACCAAGGAGTAAAACGCATTCTTATCAAGCGACTCCAAGCCTACGATAATGATCCTAAGAAAGCTTTTGTAGACTTAGAAAAGAATCCTATTTGGCTCAATAAAGAAAAAGGAATTGCGATTAAACGCGTTACTATAAGTGGCGTGAGCAACGCTCAACCATTGCACATAGGGAAAGACCATTTAGGAAACACTACTTTAAGAAGGAAAAGAAATTCCTGTAGATTATGTAAGTACGGGCAATAA